AGCGGTGCCGTTCGTCATCACCCTTCACTGGAAGTATTGTCTGTAAGTTATTGAGGGCGTGTAGCTCAGCTGGATAGAGCATCGGATTTCTAATCCAAACAGGGCGAGCTGCGGCAAGCTGCGGCGCATGGCATCGCTTTGAATTTTAAAGGAGTTATGGGCAGGGCGTGGTCGGCGGGAACTGCGGCAAGCTGCGGCGAATTGGCAGTTTCAGGGCAATTTAATCCGATGCGCTGGCGAAGAAAGGGCGAAAGGCAGGCGAAAAAGCTGGTGCAATAGCTGCACTGCCTCCCGGCGCGCCTGGCCTCCGGCTTGGCCCTCTGCCCTGCCCGCCCGACGTTCGCACGTCTCCGGGCATCCTGGCGCTTCCCCGATAGGCGCTAGGAGGGCCGGCCGGCGCCGTCTGACGATGGCGGACGGCGCCTCACATTGACGGGCGCGTAGCTCAAATGGATAGAGCACAGGCCCTCTAAGCCTGGTGTTGCGGGTTCGAGTCCCGCCGCGCCCGCCACGTCATTCATTCCTTCGGCCCTTCCTGCCGATAGGCCCGGCAGGAGAACTTAAGAAATGAAACACTTACTGATAGCAGTCCTGGCGACGGCCGCGCTCACTCCAACGGCCGGCGCCGTGCGAAACCCAGGCGAGGTCAAAATCGTCCGCGATGTTCCGCTCGCAACCACGTTCTATTTCCCGGCTCGAGTCCCGCAGGCCCGCGACCGGCTCACCCTGTGGCGGGTCTATCCCTACGTCGGGCAGAAGGCCAATGGTGAGACCTACTTCCGCCTGCGGCTGAGTCTCTCGACCGGTATGTGGGCGAACTCCTGGGCGTTTCGGGAGGTCACGGTTGTGGCCGATGGAACCGAATTGCCGCTCAATCTCGCCGAGGCCCGGCAGCGGATCGATCCTTGGACTCGAAGCGAGACCAACTACGACTTTGCCGGCCCGGAGGTCGAGGGCATCGTTCGCAAACTCGCCTCCGCCGAGCAGGCGTGGGTCATCGTTTACGCCTCCGGCGACTCGTTCCGCAACAACATACGCCTGAACCCCGAGCACCTTGAGGCATTCCGGGTCATCCTCGACGAGTTCGAGCGGCTCTCATCGCCCGGCCCTGAAGCTACGCATTAGCCTCTTACCGCGCCGGATGGCTCACCGTAGGGCTGGCTGCGCCAGCCTCTCGGCCAGCTATCACGCTGGGGAAAGGAAAGTCCAAGTGAAGAGAGTCATTTGTTTTCTGTTGCTCTCTCTCGTTTCAACCTACGTCAAAGCCCAGAACTGCTGGAGCACGCAGCTTGGGAGCTACACCTACCAGAAGTGCGACAACGGGTTGAGCGGGATGAGCACGCAGATCGGGCCCTACACCTACCACAACTGGAGCGATGGCAGCAGCGGGATGAGCACGCAGATCGGGCCCTACACCTACCACAACTGGAGCGATGGCAGCAGCGGGATGAGCACGCAGATCGGGCCCTACACCTACCACAATTGGAGCGACGGCAGCAGCGGGATGAGCACGCAGATCGGGCCGTACACCTATCACAACCAGACGGCACCCCAACGCCTGAGGCCGTCACAACCCCTGACGCTGCCCAACCTAGGATGCGCTCGTTTGCACATCCACGGTTGCCAGGACCTCGAGGACAGCGACGAGGAGTAATCCCCCCCTGAGGTGGCGCGGGCTTGTCCCGCGCTGGCCGTCCTGAGAAGGGCTGCCAGCGGAGGGCATCCCTCTCATCACCCGGCCCTGAAGCTACGCATTAGCCTCTTACCGGGAAGGTGTTGGTTGCGGGCGGCTGAGCCAGGCGCCGAGGGCGTACAGCACCAGGCCGCCTACTGCTGTGGCCGCCAGCATCCGACAATTGTTCTGCGCGGCGAGAGCGGCACCGACCGCGACCGCGATAGCTCCAACCACCTGCATGAGCAATCCGAAACCCTGGGTCGTCATCTTCCTTCCTCCTGATCCTGTAGGCACCGCGCGGAAAATCCTCGGCTTTCCTCGGGTTTCCTCGGGTTTCCTCCGATGGACTCCGGCAACCTCCGATGGACTCCGGCAAGCCGCAGGGCGCGGCAAGGCCGTGGTGTCATCGCCCGCTCTTAAAGCTGCACGTTAGGCTCTGTCTCCAAGCGGTTCCGTGCAAAGGCGGCTCGGCCACGGCCCTCACCCCCCTCGCCCGCTCAGGAAATCTTCACCACGTTGGTTCCATCGCAGTAGCAGAGCTTGTAGCTGCCATCGTTGCTGGCGGCGATGCCGGCGCCCGAGGCGGTCTTGAGGGCGACCGTGAAGCCGCCGGTCGTCTGGTTGGCGATGACATAAGGCTTTCGGTTGGTGGGCACGATCAGATTCCGGTTAGCGGTCAGCGCCCCGGTGCAAACAAACACCAGATTCCCGAGAGCCTGGGCCGCCGTCAGGGTCACATCGGCGCCCGAAATCGCCACGGCGAGTTCGTTGCAGAGGGCCTGGTCGAGGCCGTCGAAGGCAGCGTTGGCCGTGACCTCCTTCTGGTTCTGCGCCGCTTGAATGTGGCTGATACCGAGGTTGGGAGTTGCCACGTTTAGGTTCCTCCGGTGCGAGAATTCGTGTCCTGCCTCACCTGCCGTTGCGTGATAAGCACCACGAGGGCGCCGAGAATCCCGGTCGCGCAATCGGCGGCCAAATCAAAGACCCGCTCCGAGGGCGCGCGAAGCGCCACGACCACCATAACCACAAACAGGATAGAGAGCAGCAGGCGGTCCAGTTCCTTGAGCAGGAGGCTCGTTTTCACGACCAGGGCGTTTGCGTGCCGGGTAGGAGGGCGGCGGTGACCGCGAAGGTCTCCGATATGTTCCTGACCTGGGTCAGCGCGGTGTTGATCTGGGTGAGTTGCGCCGCCGTGAGGTTCCCGTTGGCACCGGACGAACTCGTCCAGCCGCCGTGCACCAGATCGAGCGTGACGGTGAGGGCAGGCGCCCGCTGGCCCGGCGTCAGCGTGGGCGGGGTCGCCGTCCAGGTGCCGTAGTTGTAGCTCAACGTCAGGATCAACTGGTTTGGACCCCAGTCGAGGTGCGTTGCCATCAGGGCAGAGTGGTCGTCCGTCTCGACCGACGACCCGCCCACGCTGTATTGCAGGATGTTGGTCGCGTTTAGCGCGATCATGTTCTTTCCTCCTAGGCGTATTCCCAGATGCGAACGAGGCCGTTGCCCCCGTTGCCTCCGGCGTAGCTGTTACCGTCCACGCAGGCGGCTCCAGACCCGCCCGAACCGCCGCCTCCTCCTGGGATTGCTCCACCAGCTCCGCTTAACACGGTGTTGACGTTCTGACCTTGAGTTCGCGCCGGGCCGCTACCCGGAAAGCAGGCGGCGCCTCCAATGCCCGCGATGGCGAGCGTGCCAGAAACCCGGAAGCCCATCGCGCCGCCACTGCCGTATGAGATCATGTCTCCCACGGCGGCGTGCGACAGCGCCCAGCCCGGTGAGCCGCCGTAAGCCGATCCCACGGTGGTTCCGGCAGGCATTCCATAGCCGCCCTGACCGGAATAGGCGCAGATTACGTAGTTCGAGCTGGCGTCGAGAATCCAGGTCTGCCCGCCGGCGGTTCCATAATTGGCTCCGGCTACCCCTCCAGGACCGCCGCCGCCGATGGTGATGGCGTAGGGAGCGTTGAGCGTGGTTATCCAGGCGGCGCTATATCCTCCGCCTGCGCCGCCTCCGCCCGCCGCCGCGTTGCTGGCAGCCCCGCTGACTCCGCCGCCTCCACCCCCGGCTCCGACGCCCTCGAAGTAGATCGCCCTCGTCCCGGTCGTTGGGGTGTAGGAGCCAGTGGCCGGTGGCATGTAGACGCGGATCAGCCTAAAGTCGTTGGTGGTTCCGGTGAAACCACCGAGCGAAATCACGTTCCCGTTCTCGTCCACGGCCGAGAGCTTGGACGTGGCGGTATTGTAGAAAACCTCCAGCGCGCTCGCTGGGGGATTGGTTGGAGTAGCGATCTTGGAAAGTCTGATTCTGCTCATGCGAACTCCCAAACGCGGATTGCGCCCGGCGATCCGGCGACGCCAGCCTGCGCGGTCGCTTGGCTTGCCAGTTGTGCGGCCCCGTCTCCGCCCCCGCCGAAAGGTTGGGCGTTGGTGCGCCCGGAGACGGTGACGGCAGGCGGCGTGACGGGGACGGGCGCGGCGTTGCCTAGGCCGAAGGGCGTCCCTCCGCCGTTCCCGGCGTAGGCCACCGTCAGCGAGTGCACCACGGCGAACCCTCCGCGCTGGCCGTACATCGTGATGTCGCCTACACTACCCGCGATGTAGGCCCCAGGATTGGAAGCGACGGGTGGCGCGGTAGCAGACGGGGTGCCTCCGAAGCCGCCTCCGCCGCCTTTGGCCGTTATCACCGATCCGAACAAAGTGTCGCCGCCCGCGCCGCCCGCGCCCCCAGCGGTCCCGGCCGCGCCTAACGCACCGACCGTGACCGAGTAGCTCGCATCGGTAGGATTGATCCAAGAAGCGGCGTAAGACCCTCCATTGCCTCCGGGCGCAGCCGAGGCTTGGCCGGCAGCGGTGATGTTCGCCGAGCCACCACCGCCGCCGCCGCCGACACATTCGACATAGGCCGCCCGCGCTCCGGCAGTGGGCGTGTAGGTATAAGGGTTCGTGCCAGTGATTCCCGGCGGCTGGGTTCCGCTGGCCGTGATCCAGAACACCCGGATCAGCCGGTAGCCGCTCATCACAAAAGCGGTGGTAGCGATGTTAGAAGAATTGTCACCCGTCGCGGGCGTGGGCGCGGTAGGAGTGCCTTTGAACGCTGGAGAATATATCGTCGCGGTGTCCTGACCGAGCACGGAGAGCAGGCCGCCCGCCTGCACATTACAGAGCGACGACGGCGACAATCCAGTCAAGTCGAACAAATCGGCAGGCGCGAGCTGATCGCCAGCAGCAATGACCACGTTCGACAGCGGCTTGTGTATGGTGCCGGGATAATCGGGCTCCCATTTGCCGGTGGCGGCGGTGTAGCGCAGCAGGTCGCCGTCCACCGGACCGCCGTTAATGGCGTGCCCCTGGATGCCGATCACGGTCTGCGAAGTGCTAGTGCCGGAGAGGTCGCCGCCGGCTGAGAACCCGCCGCCTGCCGCCGGGGTGACCGCCCAGGTGCCGTCGGCTTTTAGGAACTTACCCGCCGCTGCATCACCCGCAGCCGGAGCGGGAACAACCCCTGGTGCGCCGCCAACGCCGGCGTCGCCCGTCATCGTGCTCACCGCCAGGGTCCGGTCCGCCGAGAGGTTGCCGCCTCCGGTCAAAGGCGCGGTCGTGTTAATAACCCGCGTGGGCGGCACCACACTGCCAGCAGGAAGATCGGCGGGCATGAGCGCCCGGAATGTAGGCAGGCCTGAGCTGCCGCTGCCGGTGAGCTTGAACGTTCCGATCATGGCGAACCAGTAATTGCTCGCGGCATCGCCGATGGCGGTCGCCGTTTGCGTTCCGCTCAAGCCGCCGGTCGCGTTGCCGATCTGGGACGTGGTAATCACGTTGCCCGAGGCTGAGGTGTTGTCAAACGTGGACTGCGCCTGGGTATAACCTGCGCCGGCGGTCATGTGCGTCGTTGGTGAGGAGTTCGAGTTAAAGCAGGCCAGCGCAACCTCCGCCGCCTGGGAGACGCTCGCAGGGGTGGTGACCGAGAAGGTAGTACCGACGCTGGTGTTGCCCTGGTTCGACGCTGACTGGTCGAGGATGGCGGACACTACCTGCCCGGTGATTTCATAGATGTGCAACTGAGCGGCGCGGCCTCCAACGAAAGTCACGGTGTTGGCGCCTGCCTTCGCGCTCGAGACGTACCACATTCTGCCGTTGATCCCATTGCTCGGAGCCAGGCCCGAGTCAACCCAACTATTGCCAGCAGTGTCAGTGGGGTTGTTGATGCCGTAGGCCGCTCCGAAGGCCACCAGCAGGCTACCTGCAGTGTTGGGCGCCGGAAACGTCACGCTGACAGACCCAGTTGTGCTGCTACCGCTCGCGGATTGAACCACGCTCCCGCCGCCGGCTGCCGGAGGTCCGGCCCACACGGTGTTGGCGGGCTCGGTGGCTTTTGCCAACGTCAAGCTGCCGGAAGTCGTAACGGGTGGGCCTGCAATAAACTCCGGTGGTACCGAGAGGCCCACGCTTGTGACCGTGCCGCCGCCGCCGCCCACAGGCGGCGAGGCCCAGGTGCCGTCCGCACGCAGGAACTTCCCGGCCGCTGCATCTCCCGCCGCCGGCGCCGGAACAACTCCGCGCGCGCCGCCACTGCCCGCATCGCCCGTCATAGTACTCACGCCCAGCATGCGGTCGGCGGAGAGGTCCCCGCCTCCGGTTACGGGCGCTGTCGTGTTGATGAGCCGCGTCGCCGGAACCTTCGAGGCAAGATCAGCGGGCAGGCCGATGACACCAGACTCGGGAATAGGTGGGACGTCGGCCGCGACGAGGGCGCGGAAGCTCGGAAGGCTCGCCGCGCCGCTCGCGGGTCCGGCCCAGACCTGATTGGCGGGCTCGGTGGCCTTTGCCAACGTCAAGGTGCCGGAAGTCGTGACGGGCGGGCCTGTAATGAACTCCGCTGGTGCCGACAGGCCCACGCTTGTGACCGTACCGCCGCCGCCGCCTCCGCCCACAGGCGGCGAGGCCCAGGCGCCGTCCGCGCGGAGGAACTGACCGGCTGCGGCCGACCCGACCGGCGGTGCCGGGACCACCCCGACTGAACCGCCGGCGCCGGTGTCGCCTCCGAAGGGTTTTAGGTTCGCCGAGACGTCGCGCTGCGGGTAGCCGCTGGCACCCGTGTACGGCGCCGAACCCTGCCAGGCTACGTTGACCGCGCCGGCCGGCGCCGGAGGGTTGGCGTCACTCAGATTGATAGTTGTTCCGACGTTTGAAGGCACTAGGCACCGTTCACAAGCCACCCGCCACCACCCGCAGGCGCGGCCGGCCAGGGCGGAGGCCAGCCGCCGGGTGTGGGTGCGGTTCCGTGCGCCACAAACCCGCGTCCCACCGTCGCGCTCTTTTGATAGACCCGCACGTTGACCGAGGCGGGTGGCGTGCCCCAGTCCGTGATCTGCTGGGCGTGGGTATAGACGGCGGTCGGGCTCGGCAGGGCGAGCGCGGAGGACTTAACCGCGCCGCTGCCGTCGAGGATCTCTACATCATAGAGTTCGGTTTGTTCTGACAGTGGAACATCGCCCTGGCCGTCGAGCCAGGCGCCGCCGATGCGAGTGCGGCGCTGCCAGGTGATGACGATGTTTCCGGCGGAGTCAACATACCCGCCGACACCGGCCGGCGCGTAGGGCATCAGGTCTTCACCAGCGAGGTCAAATTGTTGCGATCCTACGCTCGTCACATCGGCGCCGACCGACACCGCCCGATAATAGCGCAGGGCGCCGATGGCGCCGGCCGGCTCAGGCCGCCGAAGAACACCGCCGGCGAGAGGCAGGACCACGGCGTCGCCCACCGCGTGCGATGCGCACGCGCCCTCGGTCCCGCGTCGGCCTCGCAGCAGACGGCTCAGCGTGTAACTGCCGTTTGCGTTCTGCGTGGCATTTACGAACTGGAGAATCTCGTCGCCGAGAATGAGGGCGTTCGAACCGTTCAGGACGTTCAAGTCGCTATCGCCCGCCGGCGCGCCGACCGACATAGAAACGGTGACGGTGTTTGTGGTGTCCCAGGTCCAGGGCGAGCGCGGCGGCCCGAGGGCGGTCAGGGCGGAGCCGAACGAGGCCTGGACGTTATCGGCCCACACCTGGTCAAAGCTGGCGTTGTCGCTCGACTCATAAAGTACGCCGCCAGGCCACGATGTGGAGGCCGACGACATCCCCACGTAGAAGCCGGAACCGGATGGGTTGGCATCATTATCGCGCAGGAGAGGAATATCGAACAGCCAGGCGAGAGTCGTGGCAGTGGCGCGCGAGCCCGCCGGCACGAAGCCGGAGGACTTACCGCCTACGACCGTGGACAGATAGGTGCGGAGGTCCTCGGTCACGGCGGCAAGCTCGGCCGCTCCGGTTTGCCCGATGTTGGACGTGACGAGCCGCATCGTCAGGTTTTGAGCCTGGTAAGTCACGTTAATAAAGTCGGCCGGATCGAGGAGCAGATAGAGGGCGCGAAAGAGACGCAATTCGTAACTGGTGCGGTTGAGCCACGTCGAGTAAAGGGTGGCCTCGGCGATCTGCCGCGCCTGATCCGGCGTGAGGACGAAGGGTAGGGAAAGACTCTGCTGATTGCGCGTGGCGACCGTGACGATTCGCGGGTTGCGCGCCTTGAGTTGCTTACCCTGTTCATAGTTCAGAGTGGCGTCGTAATAGAGCGCGGTCACGCCCTGCGGCAGGTCGTTTTCCTGCGCGAACTGTTCGGTGAGTTCGGCCTTGTCGGTCGAGAGGCCGAGGTCGGCCTCGGGGACGGAGGTCATGACACTCTGCGAGAAACGGGGAATGAAGCGCAGCATTCCCGAGGACTCGCAGGCGTCGATAAAGAACGCCTTGCAGACCTCGCGCAGGGCAGAGACGGCCTGCGTCGGCCGCTCAATGAGATAACCAGCCGGGCCGGAGACGGGCACGAGGCCGGGCGAGATACGGGACACATCCACCAGCGAAGGGTCAATGCCGGCGCGGCTGCACAGATCCACGAGCATGTTGGCAACCGACAACGCCATCTAACCGAAAGCGACCTCCGCGCGCAGGTTGGGCACACGGTTGCCAAAGTTGGCGAGCGGCATTTGTTCCCAGACCCCGTAGCAGATACCACGGAAGGCCGGGGTTTTGTCGGCGCCCTGCACGCCCTGAATGAGGGGGTCGGGCATTTGGGTTTCATTGCCGGGGTAGAAGCTGGGCGCGGCGTAATAGGAGTTGAGTGGCTGCCAGTAGGCGGGTGAACTGTCCGGGTGATCGCCCAGGCTCGGCTTGATGCACGCATAGATGGCGCCCGGCTGCGGCGCCTCGGTCGAGAGACCTGGGTAGGCAACCTCGTTGCCGGGTTCATATTGCACGGTATGGTCCCAGAAGATGTAGGAGGCCACCTGCCAGTAGAGGCTGTTTCCCGCCGGCAGCACCCCGCTATTCGCCACGATGCATTGAAACAAAGCCGTAAGCGGTCCCGTCCCAGGGTTCCAGTTGTAGCTCACGAGGTCCTCGGGGACGTAAGAGGTCGTGACCGACCAGGGCGCGAAGCCGCCGAAACTTTGCCCGCCTTTATAAATCAGCTTCGAGTCACCCCACACGCGGTTGATCGTGGCCGGGCCTTCGCCGAACGCGACCGCAAACGAGGCGCTGTAAACATAATTCCTCGCAGTCTGTCCTCCGCCCTTGCCGGAGCTCGCGTTCACGGTGCGGTAGGTGAGGCCGGGCGACCAGATCACCTGGCCGGCGTATCGCTGCGTGCCATACCCCCAGGGAATCGGGGCGCCGTTCGCGGAGGACGAGACATTGAGGTCCTGTAGTGGCGCCTGTCCGGCGCGGCGCTGCGGAATCAGAGCCGAGCCGAGCGAGAGACCGATGCTCGCGAAAAACAGGACATCGGCCAGGCCTCCGGTGGCGATGCCGGCGCCAATCATGGCGGCCGAGGCGGCAACGGTCAATGCAACCTTAGCCATCCTGCACCCCCGGAAAGCCGAAGACCGCCGAGATACGGCGCAGCCAGGCGTCATCGAGCCGGTGCTCGACCACCTTGTCTGCGCCGGCGTAGGCATGAACGACGGCCGGCTCGCTCAGGATCGTCGAGACAATCCCGAGATGGCAGGGAATGGTCGGGACGCGCAACGTGAGAACCTCGCCGGGCGCGAGCGCGGCCCGCAGCGCCGAGAGATTCGAAACGGGCCGGAGCGTCTGGAGCAGGCGCCGCCGGCATTCCTGTTCCACGAAGGCGTCGGCCGGCTGCGGACTGTAATTAGCGTAATCGCTGCGAAGGATCGGGCAGCCAAAGACATCGACGAGACCGAGGTCCTCGGCGACGGCGAGGACGAGGCCCACGCAATCAAACGTTCCAATGCGGCCCTGGTGCTGCGTGCGGCGGCCGAGATACCCGCGCGCGGCTGCGACGACCTCTGCGGCGGTGACGGTGGCGGCGGTCATGCGCTGGCGTAGTCGAGAAGCTGGTCCATGCCGGGAATGAACGGTTCCCCGCGAAAGTTCACGATATTGTTGTACTTTCCCTGGCAGTCGGTGGTCTTGTTGCACCCCGGCTCAATCCAGAACGTGTCGCCGACCGCCGGCAGCACCGGCATGGGCAGAAACAACGCGATGTTCTGCCCGTCCCAGGTTTTGACCTCGAAGGCGGCGCCCGAGAGGACGCCCGAAGTAAAGGTCATAAAGCCATCGTCAAACCAGCCGGACGGCGCAGTCGTGCCCGCGCCTGTATAGAACACGGTCATCGTGACCGAGTCGATGCCAACATCGGCGCCCGAGCCCGGCAGTTGCGTACACTCGCACCCAAGCTGGATACCAAAGCCCGCCGCGTTGACCACGGCCGGAGTGAGCGCGGTGCCCCAGGTATCGGCAGGTCCGCCATAGTTCACCGTGCGCTCGCCCGAGGGCGCCGGCCCTGGGCTCCACGGTGAGGCATTGCGCCGGTCCGCGCTGCCCCCGGTCCCGAGGAGGGTCACCGTGTCATCGTAAACCGCGCTAGTGCCGGCGAAATGCTGCCGTTGCACAACCGCGAGCACGCCCACTATCGTCGCGCCTGTGGGGACTGAGAACCCGAAGTTCGTGGCTTGCAGGAGCGAGGCCTCGTTGACCTGGGCGTTGGAGCCGTAAAGAGTCGCGGTCGCATACTGTCCATCCGAAGCGGTCACCTTCGCGAGGTTCGTCCAATCGTTTTGTCGATGTGCCTGGGCGACCGTGCCCGGAAACTTGGCGCCGCTCGACGTGGGCGCGGCGCCCGAGCCCGGAGGCGGTGAAAGGGCCGAGGGCATAATCGTGTGGTGATCGAGAACGGCCGTGACCGAGGCGTTCTGTCGGATGGTGGTCACGTCGAAAAGGCATTTGTAGTGCGAGGTCATGTCGATGCCGTTTAGGCCGCTGCCGAACGTCGCGCGACAAATCGGGCCGTAACTGGACCCGATCTGTGCGGTGAGGCGGTGAGTGAGGCCGAGGAGTTCGGCGGTGAAGATGCCGTTCTTCATTTTGACCACGCCCACGGTGCCCTTACGCAGGAGGACGTCGCCCATGCTGAGGTCGGCCCAGTTCACGAGCCGGACCTCCACATCCGAGTTGTCGTACTTGCCGGCGAGAATATCGGCCTCGGTGATGGAGTCGGATTCGAGGAAGGCTGTCACTTCGAGGTTGTCGGTTGAAAGGTCGCTCCCGCTTTTGCTGGCGCTGTTGGTCATGCCGGTTTCGGCCTGATAGGTAACAGCGCCCGCGCCCGGTGGGTAAATGATGTCCTGATCGTGAGTAGTAAAACCGAGACTTCCTGCAGCGGCGGGCGAAGGCGCAGATGCAGCCCAAGGCATGAATCCCCACAGGCTGACATAGGCTTCGCCGCCGCTGCCTCCAGCGCCTGAGTAATTGAGACTGGTTGAATAGGCGGTTGCCATTGGCTGGTTCAGCGCGTCCCGGACCGACATTGTGACGCTCGGCAATGACGCCGATTCCCGCAACGCGTATGCCGGCGTGCCAGCATTCCAACTCATCGACGGCGCGGGTCCGATGACCAAAGCCGCTTCGAGTAACAGAGACGGACCAGGCCACATGCCGATGAAGCTGGGATTAATGCTGCACGTCACGGTGCCGCTGGCAATCGGCCAGCCGACCTGCTCGCAGTCTGTCCCCAGATTATTGACGCCGCTGTACTCGGCCACGTAGATGCCGTAATACTGGATTCCGTTCGGTGGTTGATGCGGGCAGGTGTCCCCGGTAGTCATGGTCCCGACATACACCTGGTAGGCCGCGCCATGAGCGCTCGGGCCTTGGATGTCGTAAGCCAATTGGACTTTGACCTGCGTCTGGGTCGCAGTTGTCGTGTAAGCCACGCCCAGTCCGTCACTCCACGGAGTACCCGCGCCGTTGGTGGCAAGCTGGTTCCCGCTGCCATCCAAGAGTTTCAAGTACAGGACTGCGCCACTGCCGGTGAAAGAGGCGTTGCCGTAAACTGAGACGCAGTAGAGGGTGTTTGGCTGAACCGAGAAGACCGGCGAGGTGGCGGTGGGCGCTACTCCGCTGATCCAGTTGAAAGAATTAGTCCCGTCCGGCGCTCCGCCGGTCACGATTTGGCCTTGACCGAAGGTGTTGTCCACGGTCCAGGCGTTGCTGACGGGCGGGCAGAGATTAGGACCAGGGGTCCCGGTGATGCCCGTCTGGACGGCGAGGGCAACGGTCACAGTCAGCGGCGAGGAAGCCTGCGCGGTCGCCCAGCCCTGATGGCTGCCAGTGTAGTCGCCAGCCGACGGACCGTACCCCGAGTAGGTGTTCCCTTGCGAATCGGTCACCGTCACGGACCCAGCCCTGTAGAATCCGCTGGGGAAGCTGTTGACCGTCGCCAGGACCACAATGGAGTTCCCGGCCGTCACGGGGTTGGGTAAGGTCACAGGGACACTGACCGAGAGTGGAGCAGGCGCGGGCGCCCCGAGGGCGTGCGCCGATTGCACGTAGGTGGCAACCTGTGGATAGGGAGCGAAGCTGATCAGTGCGAGGTTGGCTTCGGCGCCGTTGCCCGCGACTCCTGAGTAATTCATTCCCGTCGAATACACCGCCAACGGCTGGTTCAGGGAATCCATGACCGACATGGTAAGGGTGGTCGGTAGCGACCCGGCCTCCCGCTGGGTGTAGCTGGTTCCGGCTGGCAGGCTCGTGCCCCAGGTCAAGGACGGAGAGGACCCGATAACAAAGCCCATTTTGAGCAGCAGGGCCGGACCGGCGCCATAGTTGGACTGAACGTTAGCCTGGACCTGCGCCGTCAGGGTGCCAGTGGCTGAGCTGGTATCGACCACGTTGAAGGCTTCCAGGCTGCCGACGCCCACATATTCAGCAACGTAGATCGACCAATACTGGATGTTGTCGGGAGCTGAGGTTGAGGCGTTGACCGTCACCGTCAGCGTCCCCGCCTTTGCCGTCGTCGTCCCCACCCAGGGTGCGGTGTACTGGACGCCTCCCACCACGTGCCAGTCATAGCTGTTGGCCTGGGAGTCGGTCACCGTCGCCGAGCCGTAGAACACAAAGCCGTGCGGGTAGCTGTTGACCATCGCCACCGCCACGATGGTGTTTCCAGCTTTCGTGGGATTGGGCAGGGTCGCAGTGATAGTGACCGAGGAGGCCGGAGTGGGCGCGCTCATCGCGTGCGTCGATTGCACGTAGGCGGCAGGTGGCGGCGCGCCGCCTGCGGCGGTCGCCGACGCCGGCGTGAGCTTCCACAGGTAGGCCAGCGTCGTTGTATCGCCGGCGAGGTGCGAGGCGAGGGCCGCAGAGCACGCCTTCATTCGGCGTCTCCGAGAGCCGGATCAATAATCACCTGATCGATTTGGACGAGCACGGGTTCTAACAGGCGCGCCACCTGATTCAGGTCCGCCGGATCGACCGGGCGCCCGGAGGCGATCAGGCTGTAGAGCAGTGCCAGGGCGTCACGTACTCGCTCCTTGGCAGTCACAGGCGGACCTCAACTAGGCCGATAGACGACCACGAAATAATCGGGCCCGGACCGGAGAGGTTCGACTCCTCGACCTGAGCGTGAAACTCGTCGGTGTCAAACCGCACGGGATAGTGAAAGTGGAAATCGGCGGTCACGACCTGTCCCGAGGCCGGCGCCGTGCCGAGGGTGACGAGCCCTGTGGTGGCATCGACCGTCCAGCCCGAAACGGGCGCGCCCGCGACGTAGATCTTCACGGTCTGCGGCAGTGTGTTGCCCTGATAGTCGGTGGCCGGCGGCGCAATGGGCTTCTTGATAATGCGCCCGTAAGACCGCGGGCCGATGCGATAGGTCCGGACCAGTTGAAACACGGTTGTGGTCCCGTCGCCGGTCCCGAGGGTCTGGGCGGTGGCGGAGAAGTCCTTGTGGTCCTTCAGGCGGAAGGCATCGGCCTTGCCGCCGACCACGAGGAAGAAGGCCTCCAACAGATCCACAAACGCCTGCCGATTGGCTCCGAAGCTCGCCGGCGTTTGCAGGGCGACGGTCCACTTCCCTCGCGAGTAGGCCCAGTTCCGGTTTCGTTGTTCGTAGCCGGAAAAACCCTCATTGACCACCGTAGAGAAACCGGGACCGCCCAGGGCGCGATAGGAAAGCGTGGTGGGAAACTCGCATTCAAAAAACGGCATCTCAGGACGCCTTCATCACCAGCCACACCATGAACCCCAGCACCAGGGCCGCCAGCGCGCACAGCAACAGAAACCAGAGGATCTCAAGGCCGAGATACTTCACCGCCGCTACCCCTGCTGCCGCGAATAGGCTGTGGAAAGTTGGTGTTGCAGGCCGGCCATGATCTGAGACTGCGAGCGGCGGAAGGAGTCGTAATCACTCACGCCCTGCACGTTGAAGTTGAGGATTGTGGTGTGGCCGGGCGTCGCCGCCACGGGCGCGATGGCACCCGAGGCGTGCGGCATGAACATTTCCGGACCGTGCTCGCCGACCATGTAGGCCCGGCCGGGAACCACCGGCCCGCCCACGGCGCGTCCGCCGCCAAAGAGGCCGCCAATCTTTTTGAAGAAGCCCGTGAGGCCGCCGCTGGTGTCTGAACTATCGCCCGAGAAGTCGATGCCGCCGCCGACGCCGCCGTCCTTGTTCACATCCGACGTATAGAGCGGGTTCGAGGGCGAGTCCCCGAGCTGCTTGCCGGCGCCGGGCAGCTTGATGCCGAGGGCGCCCGCGAGCTTCTCGCTGATCTTTCCAATGCCTCGCTGGAACCCCGCCTCCATCACGTTCGTTTCGAGACCTTCGAGCAGTTGCTTAAAATCAGCCTTCCCCGTGACCACGAGGCGCGCGAGTTGTTTCGACACATCGTCGATGGCGCGCAGCAGAGACCCGAACACCTTCGGGCCGAGGTCTTCGCCCTGAATCCGCAGTTCATTGAAGAACCCTGTGAACTGCGTGCGGAGGTCTCCGACCCTCATAGCGGCCTGGTTCCACTCCTCGTCCATCCTTCGCTGCTCCTCGCGGAAGGCTGCGATTTGCCGGACGTCAAAAACGGTCGGCGGCGCGGCCGCGATCCGCCGCATCGATTCAGACGACGGCATGAGAGTGGCGAGGGCGCCCGGCAGAGCTTCACCCGGCGCACCCACGGCCGGCGGCAGGCCTCGGGCGATGGCGCCCGCTGTTCCAGCGCGCATCAGGTTATCGAGGGCCTCGCGGTACTTATCGACGGCGAGCGAGGCGGTATAACCTTGGGCGGCCGCCTCGGTTGCGGCATTAGCCAGATCGGCGATTCCCTTCACTACGGTCGGGATCTTTGCCTGCGCCTCGGCCACGCCGGCGTTGAATTTTTCCCAGAAGTTCCGCGAGGCTTCCGCGGCCCGGTCGAGCGCATCCTTATGCTCCCGGAGTTTGTCGGTGTGGCCCTGCAGTGCAGTGCCAGCAACCTTATGCCCTTCGGCTAGAGAGTGAATCTTTACGAGGAAGTCCGTCTGCGCCTGAACTGATTCCCTCGTTTTGACATCGGCGGCGGCCATGTCCGCGCGCCAGCCGGCGATGTTGACGGTCAGAAGGTCCCAAACCGCTTTCATGCGGTAGCCAACCGCAGCGAGGCCCGGCCCCAGGCCGGCAATGATAGCCGCCCATTTCGTAAACCAGGGAATCGCCTCGGTGCCGATTACGAGGGAAAGCGCGGAAATGGAGGCCTGCAGCTGATCCATCGCAATCTGAAATTCCTTTGCCTGGCGTGCTTTGTCGGCGTCGAAATAAATTCCGAACTTCTTGGCCTGTTCGATCGCCGGACCGTAGCCCTGCTCGGCCAGCAGCCGGAGCGTCTCGATGTTCTGCTGCCAGCCGCGGCCGAGGAGCTGCGTCAGAGCCAGGTTGCGCTCGCCGGCGTCCGAGAGGTCGAAGATCCGCTTCAGGATGATCTGGATCCGATCATCCATCGGCTTCAGGCCGAGCTCGGCCGCACCCTGTGCTCCGCCCATCAGTTGGAAGAGCACACTGTTGGCCTTGCCGCCGGATTCCGCAGTCTTGGCAAGGTTGGCGGTGGCGCGAGCGAGGGTCGTAGTCAGGGCTTCGAAGCTGCCGCCGGTCTCCTTGCTGAGTGCCATCAGCCCCGAAAGATTGGCAGCGGTGAGACCCGTCTTTTCGCTGGCCTCGAAGATCTGCGAACCGAGCTCGGCGGCGTGCGAGGCGGCGGCGATGAGCGCCGTTCCTAAGCCCGCCGCGGCCACGCCGGCGCCCACGCCCACGGCGGCAAAGGCCCCGAGGGAGGCCATGGCCTTGCCCGCCGCATCGCCGACGTTTTCGAGCGTGGTCGCGATCTGCTGCCCCATTTGGCCGAGCGGGGCGAGCGCCCGGGCGGCGACGTCGCCCAGGCGGCTGAAGGAGCTCTCGATATCGCGACCGGCACGGCGCGCGGCGAAACTCGCCTTATCGAGGCCGCCGATGAAGTCGGCGGTGTTGGCGGTGACGTTGACGAAAAGCGTTCCCAGGATGTTTGCCATAGCTTAGGGTTTGGGACCGCAGCCCATGACCGCGGTCAGGATCTCGATCTGTTCCTCGATGCTTTGCGGGCGCTCGATCGCCCGGCGTTCCGCCGGCGGGAGAAAATCGAGCGGCGAGACCGGCTTCGCTTTCGAATCACGAAACGGATTCGCGTTGTAAATTGCGGCCGCCACCAGGCCGGCGCGGTACTGCGCCAGGCGCTCCCGGGCACCGCGGCGATCGAGCAGGGCCACGAATTCGCCCGGCGTCAGACGCCCGAATTCGGCTTCGCTGAGGCCGAAGTCATAACGGGCAACCGCCCAGAGCTCAATCCAGCCGGGCCGGTCCTCTCCGCCGCCGGCGCCGGCCCGGTAGGGTTTTTTATGCCGCTCGAAATCAGCCAGGCTTCCTGGGTCGCCTCGGCGATCGCGATCACCGAATCGGGCCGCATATAGGAGCCCGCGATCCGCAGACCGTCATCGCTGTCATACTCGGGCTGCTCGGCGAGCAGGGCCGCCCAGAACAAGGCCCTCAGTACTACCGGCGAGGGACGTTCCCAGACGTTGCCCTCGAGCGGATTAATCCCGGTCTGCTTCTGAAAAGCGGCCAGGGCATTGAAATCGAAAGAGAGCTGAACCTCGAGATGGAACCTGCGGCCATTGTTCTCGCTGAGGTCGAGTGAGAGCGGCACCGAGGGCGCCACGCAGCGGCGCAGTGCGGTTGTCATAGTTTTCTCCGGGGATTAGGCCCGCCCCGATCGGGATCGGGGCCCGTGGCGCTCGTCGAGCTTGGCGAGAATCCAGCCGAGGACGAAGGCGGCCAGGGCGGTCAGCAGAATCCAGCCCACGGCGCCTCTTTAGGTGGGCGAATAAGTGGCCGCGCCGGTGATCGTGATCTTGCCGGTGACCACGGCTTCTTTGTCCACCTGCAGGTCGGGATTATCAACAGCCGTGACGTAGCCACTGAACGACCAGCTACCACGGGACGTCGGCGGGCTGCCGGCGATCTGAGGCAGAATGATCTTCCAGTGATGCAGGGCCTGGCCGTCAAAGTCAGCCTGCAGGTTGGCCTGGGTGGCGTCGGAGGGAATATAGTTGCCTTCGAAATTGATCTCGCCCGGTTCCAGGAGGGTCGGCAGCTTCTCGCGATAGTTGCCGGAATCCATATTGGTGACATCGGCGAGATCGGCCTTCGAGCCGGTCCGGGTAATTTTTTTCATTTCCGCGATGGTAACGAAGTTTTCGGTCGGGGTTCCAGCATCGCCGCGCTGGAGCTGGCTTCCGCGACCGGCGAAAGCCTTACTGCCTGCGTAGGTAGTAACAAGTGGGGTTGCTCCCATGCGTTCCTCCTCGGGTGAGATACCCGCTACGACGCGGCGGGCTCGCGATAGACAAACCTGACGTCGAGCGGCGCGTGATAGACCCAGGGCGCCACTTCGAAAATTTCCGGATCCTTGCGCACGAGCGAGACGTCGACCTCGGTGCCGCTCGGCAGCATGGCCTGGCCGCCGTCATAGAGCCCCAGCACGGTCTCGGCCAGGTTCTTGGCTTCCTTGTAGGAGCGGCCGTAACAGGAAATCTGCAAGTGCGTGTTCCGCAGGCCGCTCGGGCCGTCCAGGGTGACGTCCGTCTCGCCCGAAATCTCCACCAGGATCAGGGCTGGGAGGACCGCCTGCTCCGGCATCTGGCCCGGGAAGATTCCGGTAGTCCCCTCGCGGCCCTGCGACCAGCGCAGGCGGTCCGCAGGCGTGCCGATAATGGCCGTGACCGTGGGCGCGCCAGCCAGCATCTGGTAGACGCCTTCCTGCAGCATCAGCGCGAAGCCTCGTCATTCAGCGCCTCGCGCGCCTCGTCCGTGAACGCCTCGAGCGCTTCGCCCGATCGACCGTCGAAGGCGCGGCGGATAAACGGCCGCGGTGCCATATGCTGGGTCCCAAACTCGAGAAAGCGGGCGACGAGCGCGGCGGTGGGCGGACGTCCCGGGCCCTGGCGCGTCCGGGCGCGGCCGATAAACGAGGTCGGCGCCTTATGGGGATAATCCTCCCGCAGCGGGCCTACCGAAGCCGTGCCGGCGAGCTCTTTGCCGCTGACGCGCGTTTTCATCCCGATGTGCAGGGCGAGAAATCCGGTGTCTTTGGGCGCGTGCTGCTCCATGTCGCCCTGAAAGATCGCGCCGGCCTTTTTCAGGGCCCGGCGCACGATCGCTTTGGCGGCCCGCGGCGGCATCTCCGAGATTCGCTTCTCAAGCTCGCTCAAGCCCGTCACTTTCACGCTGACGATGCCGGCCATTTTCTAGGGCGCCTGCTCTTCGCGGGTGGAATCGGCGCGCTCCAGGCAGACGAGAACCATGACATGCTGCATCTGGTCGGGGTTGAGGATGTTCTGGACCTGGAAAAAACGGTCGTATTCGGCACCGCCATCGCCGCGCCATCTCACGTTGTAGTTCTCGCGAATTCCGCTCCGCCAGCGGATCGTGATCCTGTGCGTCACCTGGTCGACGGCCTGCTGCGCCTGATAGAGTTCGCGGCCGGTCAGGCTCTCGATAAAGGCGCGCTCGCGCGAGACCACCACCGTGTACTGCTCAATTACGGTCCCGCCGAAGCTGTCCTGGACCAGCGTGGGGGCCAGGATGTCAATCACCTGATCGAGCTGCCCGGCGCGGATGCGTGCAATCGCCATCAGTACTTAACCCCGCGTGGGCGCGAAATCTACGATGCGCAGGCGCCAAAGCAGATTTTCCGCGTTGAACGGGACCTCTTTCAGCGGATCGGGCGAAATGCCTTCCCGGTTCTCGTACCAGTGACCGACGATGTGCTTGATGGCGAGCTTCGCCATCTCGGGAACTTTGCTGCCATCGGCGCCATAGCCGGCGGTGTAATGGATCTGGACCGCATTGGGGACGTAAAGCACCGAAGGCCAGTACTGGCCGGGCAGTGGGAACAGGCGCGGCGGCTCGGAATCGGCGTCGAAAAGGAAATCGCCTGGCTGCGCGGGATCCCAGGTCGAGACATTGGCACCGATCAGGTTGTGCCATTTCGAATCGCCAGACGAAAGGTAGGAGAGCTGCGGCACATTCACTAGCGGGGCCCGGAAAAGCTTGATCATCTGCGAATAATTCCAGAGCGTGGTCGAGTAGCGCGGCAGCGAGTAGTAACTCGGGGGATAAGCCATCTGCGAAAGCATGGTGTCGGTGTAATAAGGAAAACTGTCGAGCGACTGCCGGTAGCCCTTACTGACGAGGCTGCGGCCGAGAAAGGCCTCTACCGTCTCCCGCGCCGCCTGGATGTAGCTCGTGATCAGCGAATCGTCATCGGCAAAAGTTACCCGGCAATGGTCCTTGGCCTCGGCGAGCGTCACCGGCTCCGCCGCGGGCGGGGTTTCGATCTGAATCGCGGCCATGTTTATCTAAGGGGCTAACGGCGGTACGGTCACTTGTGGCCCCAGTGTCATACGGCTAGAATGGGGAGCCATGAGCGAGAAGAAGAACTCGATGACCGTCGATGAACGTCTTCAGTTTTTACTCGAAAGCACGGAGTCGCTGCATTCCTCCTGCCAGGAGCTGCACGCGACGGCGCAGGCGATGCAGGAATCCATGCAGGTCGTACAGGAATCGATGAAGAAGCACGACCAACGCTGGGAGAAATTCCGGCGCGTGGTGCGCGCGGCCCTCGAAGCGGGATTCGCCGACGACGGTGAAAACGACGAGAACCATGAAGGCTGACGCAACCAAACCCTAAATTCTCCCGCCAATTTCAGCGCCGAGCTTTCGGACGCTTCCATTCGCGCTGTGCTTCGGGGTGGGCCGCGGCTTTGCGCCCTTCCGGCGCGAGCGCCGTGGTTTCGGGATTGCGGTCGATAATCTCGGCCGTACCCCCGGCCAGACGGGCGCGGATCGGCGGCGGCAGCGCTTCGAACCCGATATTCCCGTAGTTGAAGACCTGGCCGGCACCGAGGCCTTTGGTGAAACGCACAAGCATCGAAAACCTCCAGTGAAAACGCGGGAGGGCCGGGGAGTCAGAAGAGGAGCGAGGAGAGCAACCCGGCCCCCCGCGGAGGAGAACGGCCCGGGCGGACGCCAGCGTGGGGGACAATGAGGCCGTCCGAGCCGTTTCACACCTCGAGCGAACGACTTGATTTTACGACGCCGCCTGCGCCAGGTACTTCACCGGGCGCGTGCCGGCGTCGAGCAGATTCCCGTCGTATCGCGCGAAACCGATGAAAGCCACCTGGCCGTAATCGGCGAAACGTTCAACTAATCGCAGCACGGCAAGTTCTTTCACCCGCCGGATGAGGTACTTGTCCAGGGCGCCGAAAGCGACCGTCTTCGCATTGAGCGCGATCGTCGCCATGTCATTGTCGATCGAATAGGGATAGCCAAGGATCGTGTCCGGAGCATTAGCCGCGATCCCGGGCAGCCAGATCGGATGGCCGTACTTGTCGAGCAGCTCCTTGATCTTCTTCAACGTCAAGTCGTGCATCATGAATTTGGCCCCGCGGCGGTAGAGCGGATCGACCGAGTGCTCGAGTTCGACCAGGTCGGTGGTCCCGATCGAGGTGCCGCCGGTCTCGGCCCCGCCCGT